AGACTTAATCATATGAAGTTTATTTACTTGATCTTGATTTAATTGTGTTGAATTTTCTTCAACTGTGTAAAGGTACTCAATAAATTCATCTAATTGTTGCATTCGTTAAATTGATATTTTTGATGAGATCACTATTCCCAAAATAAGTTTTGCATAAATTAATCTAAAGTGGATAAATGTAAAAATAATATCTGCATCATCTTTAGTTAATTTAACTAGGCCTTTTTTTAAGTATAGTTTGTTTACCGTATTTACAATTTCAGTAACTCGGTATAGCGGCTTATTTGCAATAAGGTCAGTAAGAACTCCATTAAAAACTTCTCTGCTTAATCCACTCTTTGGATCAGATACATTAAGTAACCATTCATCAGTTTCAATAGAAATATTGCGTTTTACTAATAGATCATTGGATTTAATTCCTTTGTCAATTTGTTTTGATATTTTATCAAGTTTCTTAACTGATGCAGAAACTTGGTCGATCCAGAGTAGATCTTCTTTGAATATTGATATTTTTGACTTTACTTTACTCTTGGTATGAATAAAGTCAATTACGCTTGGTGATTTACCTGATTTACTTGAGCTAATAGATTCAAATTCATCATCAAACATTGCTGCCAGGACTGGAGTATCCGATATTTCCATTGTAAACTGATCCCCAAATGGGAAATTTGCTAAAAATGGATAGGCTTTATTAATTAAATATTGGTCTTTAGTGATTTCTTTCACCATTCATTAACTTTTAGGTTATTTATTAGTATATTAAACCAAAATATGCAAAGTCAAGTATAACAAGATATGTCAAAACAACTAGAACAACAAATAAAGTCCCTAGACTTAAAACAGAATGCAATCAAGATCTTAATTAACTCTTTCTATGGAGCATTCGGTAACAAATATTTTTATTTTCATAATAACGATATTGCCCAGTCAATTACTCTGCAAGGCCAAGACCTAATTAAATTTTCAATTAAGGCAATCAACCACTATTTCCAACAAAAATGGCATCTTGATACAGAGCTACATGAAAAATTAGGTATTACTGGAAGAACAGTTAACCAAATTGAGAAAGAAGCTGCAGTGTATACTGACACTGACTCAGTTTATGTATGTTTTGACTATGCAATAAAGTCAATTGAAGGATTTGAATTAACTGATACTCAATCTCTTGAATTTTGTTTGGCAATTAATCGTCATCGACTTAAGAATTATTTTGAACAAGCTTTTGAAAAATATGCAGTTCACTTTAATACAGATAATCGCCAAAATTTTGAACTTGAAAATTTATCCAGATCTGGAATTTGGTTAGCAAAGAAAAAATATATTTTAAAAGTTTCATATAAAGATAATAAACACGAACGTCTTTTAGATAAAGAGTCCCTAATCATTAAAGGTCTTGAAGCAATTCAGGCATCATATCCAGTTTGGGCAAGACAACACCTACAAACACTTTATTCGTATCTACTTGATATTGGTTATAATATTGACTTAGAAGGCGATCTTATTCCAAAGTTAGCAGCTCTAAAAACTGAATGCGATGCTTTACCAGTTGAAGAAATTGCATTTAATTTTTCAGTTAGAGTTTATGAAGAGTACTTAAAAAGTTTAGTTCCATTAGTATTAGAAACTGGAATGCCAATTTACGGTAGAGCAGTTGCATATCATAATCACTTAATTAAGTCTACTAATAATCAAAAGTATCCACTAATTCGTAGTGGTTCAAAAATTAAATTTTATTATGCAGCGCAAAATTCATATAACTTTGATATTTTTGCATATGCTCCAGGTTCTTATCCTGAAGAAATAGCTGTACCTATGGATCGTGAACAGCAATTCTTTAGATTAATTATTGAGCCAATTAATAAATTATTGGTTGCAATTGGATTTACTGAGTTAACTCCAAAATTAACCAGAAAAATTGAAGTAGTTAAATCAAGAAGCCGTAGTAAAGATTTTACTCCAGAAGAAACGTTCCCACTGTATTCAGTAAATACTGAAACTTTAGAATATTGTGAAATTCCAGAAAGTTGTCAAGCATTTATTGGTAACCCAGATTTACAAGTACCGCCAGAATTATTTACAACCTATATTTCAGCTATTTCTAAATATGGTTTAAATACGGTAATTGTTCCAAAACATGAGCTTGCTAAATATCGAGACCGAGTTGCAAAGAAAAAAGGTCTTGAAGTAAGTGATCCATTTGCAATTCCAATTGAAACAATGCAAGAATACTTAAGAGCAAATGGCTGGTCTGAGATAATTAACTCGCCGAATGGAGGTTCATGGTTACAAACTGATAAGTACGAAAAGGCAATAAAACAAGGCAAAGACTATTACAAAATGGGATATGACTTGGAGAAAGCTTACAAAAATGCCACAAAACCTGTAAATCCAAAAGCGGCAAAATTCGTAGTACATGAAGATTGAAGAAATAACCGCATTCATTGAAACCTTATTACTTAAGAGATTTCATGATGTACCGGAAAAACAGAAAATTGATGGTGATACTGGACGTAAGTTAAATTTTGCATGTCCAATTTGCGGTGACTCTGATAAAAAGGTTGCTAAGAAGCGCGGTAACCTCTATTTAGATACTGGAGCCTACAAATGTTTTAACGATGGCTGTATGGCATACATGACAGTTGGAGAATTTGTAGCACGGATGAGCAAGCAGCATGGCATAATGTTGCCAAGTTTTATTTTAGAAGATGAATTTAAACCTGTTCCAGTAAAAAGAACTGAAAATCAATTAGTGCGTTTCCTAACTTCAGATACTTCTCAATTGGTTAAGATAACTGATGTAGTTAACCGATTTTCCTTAAAACGACTAGATCTTGTTGATGAAACTTCAACTGCATATCAATATATCAAAGGTCGAGGCCTTAACTTAATTGAAGATTTTGGAGACTGTCTCTATACTGACTCATCTGATAATAAAGTTTATATTTTTAATTTTGATAGGCGATCTGGAAGATTATTAGGATTCTCAATTCGTAATCTTGACCCAAATTCAGAGCGAAAATATATTATTAAATCGTATACTGACCTTTCTCAGATATTTTCTCAAAAAGGTTTAACTAAAGAATTAGTAGAGGATGCAAACTTCTTAAACAACTATTTTAATATCTTAAATATTGACTTTAGTAAACCAATCCGAATGACTGAAGGTCAGTTTGACTCCTTGTTTGTAGATAATGCAATTGCAACCTCAGGTGCATCAAAAGCCAGAAGTATTTTTTCTAATCTTGGAGCAAAAGGCGCAACTCAAGTCTTATTTGACCGAGATAAGGCCGGTAAAACTCAAATGATGAACTTTATAAAACAAGGATATTCCGTATTTCTGTGGAATAAAGCAATCGGCGACTTAAAACGTAAATTTAGTTCAGTAGATGACCTAGTTTCATTAAACCGAATCAAGGATATAAATGATCTATTTTGTTATATACATGACAGAGATTCTCAATATTCACTTAAAGAATTTAACCTTTGGCTTGACCATTATTTTAGCGATTCCGTGTTTGACATGGCGTACCTATAAATAACTGTATGAAACCAAAAGAACCCAAGAAGATTCAGGACTTCCTAAAACCTAGAGCTGGTAAAATTAGACAAGGTTATTTTAGACCATCTAATCTTTCAAAATATGTCGGAGATCCAACTAAAATTATTTTTAGAAGTTCTTGGGAATTTAAATTCCTTAACTGGTGTGATCATAGTCCAACTGTTATTAAGTATTCAAGTGAACCAGTTGGAATTCCATACTACTCTCCACTAGATAAACGGGGCCATACTTATTATATTGACTTCTATATTACAACTAAAGATAATGATGGTAACGAACAGTCATGGTTAATTGAGGTAAAACCTGACAAATACACAAAACCACCAACTGCTCCAAAGAGAATGACTGATAAACAGACTGCAAGTTATGTGTATGCTGCAAAACAGTTTATTGTAAACCAGGCCAAATTTGAAGCAGCAAAAGAGTTTGCATCAGTTAGAGGTTTAAAATTCGGTATAATAACCGAAAACTTTTTGTTCAAATCAATATAAAAGATATAAATGAATCAATTAGAGAAATTACAGGATTTTTATCAAAATGGTACAGATCCAGAGTTTAGTCCAAATCCAAATCATATATTTGGGTCTAATGCTAGTACTTCAAGCACATTTTTAATGCCTGGTCATTTTTATACCCATTTAGAACTTGAGCCAATCGGACCAGATCAGGTTCCAACTTGGGACGAATATGAAATGATGAAGAATCCATCCACTCGAGAAGATTCACTAATTGAAAAGTACCCCAAAGTTAAAAAACCATTCTATGATAATCGTCCAATCTTTTTGGCTCTAAGTACCGATGGTTTTGGGCTTAATATTAAATTGATGTCTCAACCGTTAAGAAAAAAATTTATCCGAATGTATCTTAAACAGGTTGCAACTCTGCTTGACCGGTGCTATTCAGATGGAACCTTGATTGATATTGAGAAAAGACTCCGAATGAGCGAACTTTCTCCATTCTATAGAGTTAACCTAGACTTTATTAAAGCAGTATCTGGTTTACCTGATATTAAATTCAATCTTCTGGTAAATAAATACAATAGAGAAAAGATGCGAAATTTGTCCTTAATAGACTGGAACGATGTTCCTAAATTACACTTAGCAAACTATTCAACTGATAAAATGATATCGGCTAGATCAAGTTTTTCACTCTTTGAAATAAAATAAAACAAATAAATGGCAGGATTTTTAGATAGTAACCCATTAAGAGGCCTTAGATCAGGTTTAACCGCTCTAAGCCGTTTTGGTATGAAGTACGACGACCTTTTGGTAAAAAACTCACAGGCAATCGGATACATTGAAGGCCAAATGACTGGATTCAATAATGCAATGGGAGATGACCTAATGCGAGCAACTCTTGCATTATCAGATACAACATCATCATTAAAGAATAAGTCGATTGCATTCTTTCAATTGGATTATGTTCAAAAAAGAGAACGTCTTCGTGATCTTGCCTCAAATGGCGAAATTGAGTTTATAATTGAGACAATTACAGATGATGCAATTGTATATGACGAAGATAACCGATTTTGTTATCCAAATGATCTTCTTGGAGAAATTAACTACCGAGGTAAAAACAAAGAAGAGAGACTTAATTACCAAGAAAAGGTAATTGAGAAGTACCGTGAAAATTTTGAAAAGATTTATAGTGCTTGGAGTTTTGACCGCGGTATTTCTGCATGGCAATATTTTTATCAATGGTTAATTGAAGGACATTTAGCGTTTGAGATTATCTATGATAGCTTAACTAACCCAAAAGATATTATTGGGTTTAAGGAATTAGATCCTTCTACTCTTTATCCAGAAGTTAAAAAGGATTCAGCTGGTCTGATCTATCTACAATGGGCGCAGCGTGATCCATTAAATAAAATGAATCGTACATTAACTGACTCTCAGATAATCTATATTTCATACTCAAATGAATTCAGGACGAAACGAGTAAGTTTTGTTGAGAGACTAGTTAGATCATTTAACCTATTACGTTTAATTGAGCACTCTAAAGTTATTTGGCATACAATGAATGCACCAATTCGTTTAAAGACAACTGTTCCAGTTGGAACAAAATCAATGCAAAAAGCCAAAGAAGACGTTAGAGAATTTACAAATACCCTAAAAGAAGATATTTCATTTGACGGTTCTACTGGAGAATTAAGCGTTGATGGAAAACCTAATATTCTATTCTATAAGAATTATGTTCTTCCAGTAAATGATCGTGGAGAGAAGATTGAGATTGAAGCTCTTGAATATCCAGGACCAAATTTATCAGGTTCTGAATTATTAAAATACTTTCATGACAAATTAAAACTTGACTCTAAATTACCTTATTCTCGTTGGTCTGAAGGCCAAGGAGCCTATACTATGAATGCTGAAGGTATTTCAAGAGAAGAGATTAGATACAATAAATTTGTAAAACGTTTACGTTCTGCATATAAAGAGTTAATGACCAAACCTCTCTATTTACAAATGTGCCTAGATGTTAAAGATCTTAAATCTGACCATAAATTTGCAAATGCCGTTGGTATGGTATGGCATGATGATAATGTATTTGAAGAAATCAAGAATCAAGAGTTATTAAATAAACGCCTTGCTACTCTTAACTCAATGAAATCCGTAGTAGACGATGAAAACAAACCATATTTCTCAACTGAATACTTAATTAAGGAATACTTAAAATTAAGTGATGAGGATATTGACAAGAATCGTAACTACTTAGCAGCATTTGGAAAAGCAGCTGAAGCGGCAGCTGGCGGAGGAGGAGCACCTTCTGCTGGTGGAGGAGCTGCTGCCCCAGCTGGAGCGCCTGCTGCACCAACTGGAGAAACTTCATCAGAAGTAGGAACAAAAGGCCAGTTATAATATAAATAATAATAATTAAAAATACTAATACATAATGGATAAATTTGTTAACTGGGGTGAAGAATCGCCTGAACAAAAATTAGCTCGTCTTAAATACGAGGAAGAAATGAGAGAGCTTGCAATTAACAAGCATATAATGGAAGCTAAACAGATTGCAAATCAAGCTGCAAATGCTTATGCTGGTGGAGGTGGTGCACAAATCACTACTACAACGACTACTGCAGCTCCAACTACTACAACGACTACTGCAGCTCCAACTACTACAACGACTACTGCAGCTCCAACTACTACAACTACAACCGTTGCTCCTACTACGACAACCACTACTGCCGCTGCAACTACGACAACGACTACTGCCGCTGAAACTACGACAACGACTACTGCTGGCGTTTAAGTATTACTCATTATAAAAAACAAAAGCGAAGTTTTATCTTCGCTTTTTTTATTAAATAAGGTTTTGTAATTAAAGATCAAACATTGTTGCAAATGCAGATTTACCATCTATTTTAATATCTAATCCCAATCCAACTTTATATGGATCTCCAATATCTTCCATTGTAAATCCAGAGGCTGTAATCTGATAAGGCTTAGAAAATAGCACATATTCATTAATTTGAGCATTTGCATCCTTTTCCATATCATCAAGGCTTGAAAATTCAAATTCAAAAAGATATTTCTCAGCATTAAAGCCAAGATCTTCACCTAGCACTTCTCCAGGACGAGTTAGTAACACCATTCTGATTTGTTGAAGGGCATTTTCAATTGAGTCATTTGATTCCAATATACCTTCTTGATAATTTGGATCTCCTGGTGCTCTTAAGTAGAGGTCTTTTCCTATTGGTTGAATCATATCTTAATTACCATCTTGCAAAATACAAGAAGTCAGCAGTATTTTCACTTTTCATCATTTCCATAACTCCAGCTAATTCAGCTTCAGCTTTGGTTACTAAGTTTGCATAATTTGGTTTTATTCCACCAGGTAAATTATAGTCAAATGTTGTAAGTAGATCACCAAGTCTTAATTTGGCTTTTGCTCTAACGTATCTTTGAAATACTTCATCATTGTATAAGTCGTCAGCTGGAATCTTTTTAGCAATATGAACCACCATTTGAGAACCTTTTGGAGTTCTTCCAAGAATCGCTAATTTTCTAGTATTCTTATTATAGTCATATGCAAATGTATCAATTGTAAAACCTTTAACCAGATCTAGGAACGAAAATATAACTGTACGATACATAATTGACTCTCCAATAAATGGAGTTAGGAACATTTCAGAACCAATAAATTTATTATCAGCAAAATCCAAATCCATTGTTCCAAACATTGATGCTCCGCCCTTTGCTTCCATTACATTATGTACAAATCCTACACAATCAGGTAATTGAATTGAACGATCAGTTTTAAATGCTGGGTTTGTAAATACCGTATTTGGTATTAGTAGGTATCGTGGCTCAACTGCATGTTTCCAGTTATCATAGAAATATCTTTCAGCAATTGTAATAATACGTTTAATCTCTTGTTCAGGAATAGAATATGGCAATGCTTTAGCAAATGTCAATTCATTCTGTACATCTAATATTAATTCGTCTAAAGTCATTTAGTTAATTTTTTTACTTAGCTGCCGCTAATTTAGTAGCATCTTCAATTGTTTTAGTTAAAGTAGCAATTTGGGCATCAATATCACGTTTTTTTTGTAAATACGTTGAGTCAGCTTGATTTAACTTTGATAACTGAATTTTAAGATCATCAATTTTAACATGAGTATCTTCAATTACACCTTCCATTATAGGATTCTTAACTGTTTTTGAATAGTCAGGTAGTGTAATCTTAGGATGAGTTAAGTCAGCTCTTTTTACTTGATCAATTGACTTCTCTTTTTTAACTGAATCTACTGCATCTACCTTAGTTGCAGTCTGTGGATCGCTTAGCTTTCCACCAGTTGTAAATTCTTTGAAATTTAAAAGTTTGTTACTCATAGTAATCGTTTTTTGTTATTTATTAATTTCTGGATCTCCTTGGTATTTACCAGAACGATATTCATCAAATCTAAGAACTTTATAAATCTTTGGATTTGATCCAAGTGGTGTTGTATTCGCAGTCATATCACGTCTAGAAATAGGCTGACTTGATAACCAGTGTGTCGGTATTCCACCCATACTAATTCCAGTTGGGTTAGGTTGAATATTTCGGTCAGTTTGTTGACTAAACGAACTTGCTGGAACCGTAACTTCACCAGATGACATTTTTGAATTGTGCATATCCATATGGTTATTTATTCTAGCTACAAGCCAAATAAAAAAAGCCCGATTACTCGAGCTTTTCTATTATATTGATTTATAAAATTAGGCAGTAGTGAATATTATTTTTGATAACTCTCTTTTCCAGGTCCCTTTAGTATTATTCATAGTATTTACTCCAATCGTAATCGGCTTTGGATAAATTTTAGAGATAGGTTTACCATTAAGAGCAGTTCCCATAAAAGTAATATGTGACCCAGTTGACGTAAATGTCCCATTTTTGGTATTTGGTCCAAAAGTAGTAGTAAGCCAGCTAATTAGCTCATTATTTAAAACAGGATGATCAGATTCAGTTATTGGTACGCTAGCAGCAGCTTCCATCATACATTCAGTCATATATGAACCGCATTCATTTAGATAATTTTCATAAGTATGCATTGGATCAGCGTCTTCATCGCATCTTTTAGCTTCTTGAATTAAAACTTCTTCGCATAGTGCTTTAATTGCGCGCTTTGCTGGTTCAGACATTGCAATATTATAACCTTCTTCCATAGGAGTCCAGCACTCATTTACAAAACTTTCAAATGTTTCAGCAACTTTACCTGATTCCTCTTTTTTAGACTTATTAAGTAATTTAAAATCTTCTGCATCAATTTTTCCATTATGATTCTTATCTAGATTCTTTTGTTTACCTTTAAGTTTTTCATCAACGTCAGAAGTCTCAGTATATTCAACCTCTACTGGAATAGAATATTCATGTTCGCCATGTTGAGCAGTTAATAAACCTTCTCCATCATAGTTAAACTGAAGCTCTAACTCTTCGCCGTCCTTGGTTCTAATTACAATCATTGCATGGTCATCTCCATGATCAGACATAGATACTATTTGTGGATGTAACATATCACCGAGAGTGTCCTCCTGGATGTGAGGATTAGATCCCATTCGTGTATCAGGAGTTTCCATGAATTTTGGAAGCTTATTTTTGCCAAATTTTCCCATTTGTATATGGATATTTTTGATTATTTATCTGGCAGATCTATTGAAACTGCCGAATTTCACTATTTAAGTTGAATCATTGAACAGGATTCAACTCCTCTATATAATAGGATAGTTGTACTATCATCAAGTTGTAAACGATAGAGACCATGGCCAACTTCATCAGTTAATTTATTAATTTCAACAGTTTTTAGGTGCATTGGTATATCTTGTTGCATATGACTAACGCCTTCTGCATTTTTAGATTTCTCATATTTTACAACCGATACCAAAATACCTGATGTTACCATAACTGCCCCTATTATAAAAAGTATTCGACTTACTATATTCATCTTATTTAATTGTTAATTTAGTATCTTTAGATTTATGGTTAATCACTAAGTGGTCACCATCTTTAATTTTACCGTCAATATATGCTTCAGCAATAAGATCTTCCACATGGGTTTGGATTGCTCTCTTTAATGGACGAGCTCCAAATTTATGATCATATCCTGCTTCAATTAAGAATTCTTTTGCTGATTTTGTTAACTCAACAGTATAACCATTATCCTTTACTCTTGCATATAGATCTACTAATTCAACCTCAATTATTTGAGCAACATCCTCCTTCTTTAAGGACTCAAAAATAATAATATCATCTAGTCGATTAATAAATTCTGGTGCAAATTGTTTACTAACTGCTTTTCTTAGGATACCTGATGCCAATTCTTTTTGTTGTTCAAATGAAGTTGATGATGAGAATCCAATACCTCCTCCAAAATCTTGTAATTCCTTAACTCCTAAATTTGAAGTCATAATAATTACAGTATTCTTAAAATCTATTTTTCGGCCAAGTCCATCAGTCATATGACCTTCGTCTAATACCTGTAATAAGGTATGAAAAATATCTGGATGAGCTTTTTCAACTTCATCTAGTAGGATAACTGAATAGGGTTTACGTTTTACCTTTTCTGTTAATTGACCGCCTGATTCATAACCAACATATCCTGGAGGAGCTCCTATTAATTTAGTAGCTGTAAATTTCTCTCCAAATTCAGTCATATCAATTCGGATTAGGGAATCATCTGTGTCAAACATGAACTTTGCTAACTGTTTTGCTAATTCCGTTTTACCAACACCAGTTGGCCCTAAAAACATGAACGTACCAATCGGACGGTTTTTAGACTTAAGTCCTGCTCTTGATCGCTGAATTGCTTTTGTTAATTTAGAAACAGCTTCAGATTGGCCAATAACTCTTTCCTTTAACCATTTAGCCATTGTTGATAATCTTTCAAGCTCAGAGCCTTTTAGTCTAGTAACTGGTATTCCAGTCATAATAGCAACAACATTTGCAATATCCTCTTCAGATACAGTTAATCGGTTAACCTTTAATGATTCTTCCCATTTCTGTTTTTCATCATCAATATCTTTCATTACATTAAGTGCATCATCTCTAAGTTTAGCCGCTGCTTCGTATTGTTGAGAGTCTACTGCTTTTTGTTTTTTAGCACTTACTTGAACAAATTTATCTTCTAACTTTTTAATTGTATCAGGAACAACTACTCCGTTTATATGCACTGCTGCACCAGCCTCGTCCATTAGGTCAATTGCTTTATCTGGTAAAAATCTGTCCTGTAAATAACGGTCACTATATGCAACACATGCATCTAGTGCTTCATCTGTATATTTAACAGAATGATGGTCTTCATATTTAGATCGAATATTTTCAATAATTTGTCTTGACTGTTCAAGAGTAGATGGATTAACCATTACCTGTTGAAATCGACGGTTTAGTGCTCCGTCCTTTTCAATTGAACCTCTAAACTCATCTAGTGTAGTTGCACCAATACACTGGATCTCTCCACGGCTTAGCGCAGGTTTCAGGATATTTGCTGCATCTAATGAGCCACTTGCAGAACCGGCTCCAATTAAGGTATGAATTTCATCAATGAACAGGATAACATTTGGATTTTGTTGAACCTCATCTATTATCTGTTCCATTCTTTCTTCAAATTGGCCTCGGTATTTAGTACCTGCTACCAAGTTTGCCAATTCAAGAGTTATAATCTTTTTATCAAAAAGAACTCGTGGACAGGTTTTTTCAATAATCATTTTAGCAAGGCCTTCAACTATTGCAGTTTTACCTACTCCAGGTTCTCCAATTAAGAGAGGATTATTTTTCTTTCTACGTGCCAAGATTTGACTACATCTGCGTATTTCTTTTTCTCGTCCAACTACTGGATCTAATTTGCCCTCTAGTGCAAGTTGAGTAAGATCTTTACCGAACGAATCGAGCATTGGTGTTTTTCCAGTTTTGCTGTTTTGCTTTGCCATATATAGTTATTTCTTATTTTTTAAAGTTTAATCCCACCAAGTGTTAAGGCCAGTGCCATCTACTTGAGATTGAAAGTGATCATATGATTTGTTATGGTCCATATCATCAGGCGCCTTTTCAAATTTTGAATAGTCTTGCCCTTTCATAATATACCATAACTCATCCCACATCTCCTTTTCAATTTCACGAGATCGGTCGAATACCTTTCGATTATGTTCCTTTTCTTCTTGAGTATCTTGATCTTTAATTTGATAATACCCTTCAGTTTCGGCAGGTTCAAATTCCCAATCATGATGTACAATTTCTCCTAATTCATCTTCTGCCATTTCAATAAAATTTTCTTCTATAAAATGCTCCATTAACTTTGCAGCACGTAACATTTTTTCAACTTTCTTTTCGCTAGAAGATTTTATTTCATTTCCACGCTCATCAATTGTAATTGCCATATCAACTAGTGCAGTTTTCATAAATGGCAACACTGAGTGCTGACCGCCCCACCATGAGTAATTCCAAAGTGCTTTACGAAACAACCATATATTTTTACAAAATTTAGGAAAGTCATATCTTACAAAATCCCACGTCTTCCAATACCAACGTTCTCGGTTAATCATTCTTTTTAAGCTTTCGAAAAAGCTATCGGCCATTTTTACTTCCATAATTATTCAGGTTGTTTATTAGTACTATCTGATATTGAAACCGTTGGATTTGGTATTACAACAGTTTCACAGTGTCTTTTTTTACAGGTACTAGGTACCTTAATTGTATCGTATTTAATTACAGGTACCTCAATTTTAACTGTATCAATTAGGTCAGTTAATTGGTCTTTTTGTTTTTTAGCAAATGAAGGTTTACTTATTACAAATACTAATACGGTAACTGATACTACCATTAGTGAAATTAATGCACTTGCGCCACTTACGAATAATTTATTATATTTGTTCATCGATTTTAGTAATTAAAGTTTTTAATGAGTGTTTAACATTTGTTCTAAAGCTCTCTTCCATTTCATTTCGTCTAATTTCAACTTCTCTAACGAATGCCTCATATAATACTTTATATGTCTTTGGAGATAAGTGTATATTATAACCAAACACATGATTAATTACAGTAAGTTCAGACTGATCCATAATTATTAAAATATTACTATCATCATTTTTAACATAATGTTTATTTAGTAATGGGCTAATTAATAGTTCACTATGAGGTAATTTAATCATTTTTCTAAAAACATTAGCGGCTTCACGTTCACTAGTATCAGAAGTATTGGTTTTTCGGCTAGTTGAGTCAAGTGATCTAATTATTCGAATTGCTACCTTTTGAGAAAACCTCTTAACTTTATGAAGCCTATTAATCTCGTATGTCTTTGGTTGATTGAAGTGTATCATGGTATTAT